GTTCTTCAGGCGGAAAAATGGCGAAACATATGATGAGTATGTAAAGCGGATTTATTCCTTTGGGGTTTTAGAAATTGTTCCCCTCCTCTCACTTTTTCTCTATATATGTAAAAACAACATAAACCGCCTTGACGCAGAGGAAGCGTGCGGGGCTCATAACCCCGAAGTCGTTGGTTCAAACCCAACAGGCGGTATTTATTACAATAAAAAAAAGGTCTTACCCTGCCTTTTTTTTATTTATTTACCTGATTACTCTTCGTCTTCTTCGTCTTCTTCGGCTTCTTCTTCTGGAGCACAATAATCGCAGAACCATATTTCACCATCTTTCGTTTGACAGTTCGTGTAGTTTTCCACATCTTGCGAACAAATGATGGTTTCACAATCATCACACCATACAAGTTTTTCGCCTTCAATCAACTCTTGGTAGATTTTCCGTTTCTTATCAAGAGTGCGAAAATGTAATCTCTCTTTGAATAGTTTTTCTGCTATTTCGCCTCTGTTGCCTCGTTGTTTAGCAGAGAGAGTAATAATAAGTTCTTCTATTTCCTGTTCGCTGTAGTTCATCTTTGTCTGTGTCTTGTTTGAAACGCTGACACCTATTAAGTAATTGAAAATCCAATTCAATTTTTTTCATTTTCACTATATTTTGAAATGACATCTGGAACTTTTTTAGGTTAGGTGAAGTAGGTGAAGTGAGGTGAAGCATTTTGACAACCTTTCTATAGAAGCCATTCTTTGGTTCCTGAACGCTTGAAAGTTTGTCAAATCACTTCACTTCACTTCACCTACTTCACTTCACCTACTTCACCTGGATACAAAATTGAAGTCAGTTAATCCCAGTAAATAGAACACAGCAACAAATCAAAATGAGCGAACAACTTTTCAAAGAATTATTGAGAACAAGACCACCATATGACCCCTTGACTATAAAATTAAACAGACATCAATATTGGATTACTGAAGGTTGGATTACTTGTCTGTGGTTGTTAAAAGTGGATAAAGAATTGTTTGATGAGAGTGAACCCTACTTCCCAAACCCTTACCTTTATGAGAAGGTCAAGCATCTCACTTTGAAAATCAAACACGCAAGAGTGGATATTTAACTTGCCCGATTGCTGATTGCGTTGGCGACAATCTCATCATACGACAAGCCAGTCTCTTTTTTTATATCCGCAATCCACTCGTGGAACTCTTGTAGATTGAACCCATCACGAATATTCGCTTTAATCCAGAGGACAGCGAAGGCTCCACAGGTTGCGATAGGCGATTGCTTTGACTGATATTGAACCTTGTTATAGACGAGGCGTTTACCTGATTTTTGTAAGAGATGCGAGAGATACGGCTTATCCTGCCCTAACTGGCGATTGGTCGCTTGCGAGTTCCAATAAAGCGGGGCATCAATCTTACTTCCGTAAGAGCAGAAGAAGCAGATTGTATCCTTGCCGTTGTCAATATACCGATTTACTACGGTCCAGTGCCCTTCGTTAGGGGCGTGTTCGTAAAGAAGAAAGAAGAATGATTTAGGTTGAGGGAGCAGTTGAGTTATGTCGTGAATATCCGCAAGCTCACTATATTTCAGTATTTTCGCATTTGGGAAATATTTGCGGATATTATTGTCGCCCATAGGTGTCGCTTGGATTTCTCGCACTTTAGGATTGCCGTCTCCTGCGACTTTCTCTAATATCTCCTGTGCCTTTGCCTTGTCAGGGTCTAAACGCCCGCCACACATACAGGGTGCTTTACCTGTTTTTTTACATATACCACCCACCATATACATTAGCGGGTTGTTAGGGTCGTATGCCTGCGGTTTGAATTGTGTAGGGTCGCCGAAGAGCGGTTGCTCTGGTAGGTCTGGTTCTACAGGCGACTTGACTGGTTCGCTGAACTGCTTTTCATATTCCTCCTTGCTAATCGGTTTACCTTTATCGTCCAAATAAGCGTCCTCATCATACCCCCAGTTGCCTTGATAGTCGTCGTTCTTGCGATAATTCATCTTCTTATCTGCCCCGCCAGCCAATCCTGACCCATTACATAATTTACACGCTTCTTCTTTCAGGCGTTTCTGCTCTTTAGCCTCTGGTGTCCCGAAAGCGTCAATAAGCATATTTGGAGTATCTTTTATCACATCTTTCGCAAAATCACCCGCCAAACCCCACCAATCAATATCACCACCCTTCTTCGTTGAGCCGTCCCAGAGAATATTGATTGCGAGCGAGTTGGGGGAGTAGCGGTCTTTCGCCCAGTCGCCTTTGATACGGGTTGCCCGAGCGAGATATTGCTTCCTTTTCTTCTCGGCGACGCTTGCGAAATGTTGCTTGTAAATAATGTAATCGTTGTTCTTGATGCTTCCAAACTTGACACCCCGTAGAATTAGTTTATGCTTTCCGTCGTGTGCGAGCAGAAGCGAGTTCCAATCTTTATAGCCTGCCTTCTTCGCAAACTTCTTCGCTTGTTTTAGATATTCGGGTTCACCTGTCGCCTCCTCCACATCAAACCCTGCCTGTGTATCCAGTTTCAAGATTGCTTCGCTGTCGTCGGCTTGTTTGGCTTGGTCTTCTTCGTCTCCCTCTTCGGCACCACCGCACATACTACACCCGCCAAACAGTTTCGCAAAATCGTCGTCGTCAAAGCCTCCGCCGTGTAGTTTCTTGTTCCACCCTTTCACCTCCTTCGCTTGGTCGTTCGCCTCACTAATAAGTGCCTTACCCGTATTCTTCAATAACCCGATTAAATGTTTATGCTCGGTGTGAAACGCCTGCGGTGTCATACTAATCACCTTCGCACCACCCGTGTAATCTTTTGCGTTGGCGTAAAGTGCTTTCAACTGCTCTTTGGCTCTTGCTAAAGGCATAGGTCTATCGCTGTGTGGATTATTCGTCTCTTTCGTAAAGACTTTCCAGCCTTTATCAACTTTCCTGATTTCATACGGCATTTATATTAAATCAAGATAAAAATCTATAGAATTTACTTCGTGTAAATATATTCCTTTTGTTGTGCTGTGCTGTGTCCCATTTTCTCTGCGTCCTCCTGCTGTTCTTCAACCACCTTCCCATATTTGTCAGTCAGGTAAGCGTGTCGCAATTTGGAACTGCCTGTGCCCTTCCCGAGTGCGGAATTTAGAATACGGGTTATAGCGTTGAGTTGCGTCAGGGGTTCTCCGTCGGCATACACCAGAAACTTCACGCTGGGTGTCCCCTTCGGCAGTTTACCATTTTTGAGGAGCGGGTGATGCTTGTAATACACCGCCAACACTCTTCGCAACTCCTCCGTAATCGGCTCCACGAAACAGCCATAAGTCTTGTCGGTCTTGTATTTGTGAAAGATGAACTCGTGGTCTTTCAGCGAGACATAATTGCGGTCGTTCGGCAGGTCGGCGTGGTTCTTATCCACAATATAGGCATTCAGGTAATCGCCATTCCTACGGGGTGCTTGAAGCGTATAAAGCGACACAACCACCCACTTTAATAAGGTGTCATATTGGAGTGGTGTCAATTGCTTTGCGTCGGCGAAATCCACCACCTGATTACCGAGTGTGTTTCTTTTCTCGGTGATTTCGTCCCACTTCGGCAGGGTGTCGGGGTCGTGCTTGATTTCCTTGACTTCCTTGTTCTTTGAAAGCATAATGTCGTAATATTTGGAATAAAGCTTCTTATGTTTAGGGGTGTCGCCACCGATATTCAAGGCGGAGACAATCGCAATATAGAAGTTGCGTTGCGTGGTGGGCTTGTAGTCCTTAAGCTTTTCGGCAATCACTTCAGGCTTGTCAAGGAACTTGAATGAGGTGATGGGTTGCCCGTCGTTGAGGCGGTGGAGGTTGCTGAAGTAGAGCTTTTGCGAGGATTGCGAAATCGCATTATTGCTAAACTTTTCGGCAAGATTATTCTCAAAGGCGTTCATATTATATCGGTCTATATTATATACTGATATAATATTTATATGTTTTCTACGATTTAGATTATTTGGGTGAGTAGATTAACAGGGATAAAAATGTAATCCTGCTCGGCATCAAAGCCCGCCCTGTCTTGCCGACAATAGGGGGCAATCGTGAAATTGCTAAAGATTTCAGCGTCGTATTTAATGTAGAACAAGCCGTCGGTATATTTGAATAAAAAAATATTACCTTCTGGATTTTCCTTGAGTAGTTTCCCCAGCGGAAGCATAGTCGTTGTGAACCTGTTGCGTGTAAGTCTGCGTGTTTTCAGTTCATATTTCGCTCCGCCTTCGGTCGTGTAATCGTAGCGGTCATACTTATCTGTTGATGGCGAGATTGTCGTGTCGTTGAAATATGTTCGCAGGGTTTCCAAGATGTCCTGCTCCGCCTTTCGTCCAAACTCGTAGTCTTTGTTGAATGCCTGTTTTTGCTGGTTCACCACTTCGCACATTTGTAGTTGTATATACTACCACTACAAATTAATTTCGTTGGTTTAACGAATTTGATTATTCCTAAACATTTTAGATTATTCTATTCTTCTTCCTCCTCCACTTCGCACATTTGAAGTTCTTCATCTGGGACTTCACGATAATATCGCAAGTAATCGTTTCCATTCAGTTTGTGGATTGGGTATTCGTTGTATTTGATTGCCGTTCTCAACTGCGAGGCAGACCAGCGAGCATTCTCTTTGATATTGAATCGCTTCAAGATTTCGCTTGGTTTGTGTGAATGCTCTATCCTCCACTCTTTGCTTTCCTCTTTTGAAAGACCTGTGGGTTCGCTTTCCTTCTGGTAATGTATCTCAAACCATTTCTTGAACTGGTTGTTCTCCTCTACATATTCATTCACCGCCTCTTTTGACAATTGAGGCATCTTGAGTTCATCAAGGTCTTTGTTGATGTGAGCGTGTTCCAAGAGCATAATCATAAGCTCTTTGATGAATGCGGGGTCATCTTTCAGGTCTTTCAATTTGGGATTGCCCTTCTTTTCATAAGTGTTGTCGGGATTGGGCTCGCTCTTGAAGGAACACAGGAAAGGGTGGATTGACAACCTGCGAAGTAGACCCTTATCCAGTTTGCGGATTTCAGGTTTGTTATTACAGGACAGTAGGATTGTAAATCTTGGGT